TCCCGAAGGCTGAGCGGGGGCAATACGACCTCATCGGCTCAGTCCGCGGCTATGTCCGCTATCTGCGTGATCAGGCGCTGAAGGCGCAGGCGGGTGCGCCTGACTATGCCGCTGAACGTGCACGGTTCATCCGAGCGCGGGCCGACCTCGCCGAGATGGAGGCCGAGGAAAAGCGCCGGTCGCTGATCGCGGCCGAACAGATCGAGGCGGCCTGGATCGCGGTGTTGGCGCTCTTGCGCACCCGACTGCTGGCCTTGCCTGACCGGCTGGCACCACAAGCCTTTGAACAAGCCACCGTCGGAGACACCCGGAACCTGATCCGCGCCGCCATCCGCGAGGTGCTCGATGATCTCGCGCAGCCAAACATTGAACTTGAAGCCTACATTGACCTTGAAGGGGTCAGCGATCCTGAAGCGGACAGTGGCGAAGGCACTGGCGGTTCTGAAGCCGCCGCCGGATCTAACAATCAGCGATTGGGCCGATCAGAACCGTAGACTGAGCTCTGAGGCCAGCGCCGAGCCTGGCCAGTGGCGCACGAGCCGCGCGGAATACCAGCGCGGGATTATGGATGCGATCTCGGATCCGGCAGCCGAAACCGTCGTGATCATGTCGAGCAGCCAAATCGGCAAGTCGGAGTCGATCCTTAATATGGTCGGCTATCACATCGACCACGATCCGGCACCGATCATGGTGGTGATGCCGACCGAGCGGGATGCCGAAACTTGGTCAAAGGACCGCTTCTCGCCGATGGCACGGGATACGCCGTGCCTGCAGGGCAAAATCGCAGATCCGCGCTCGCGGGATGGCAACAACAAGATCCTGCACAAACGGTTCCCAGGCGGGCATTTGACCATCGTGGGTGCCAACGCCCCTTCGGGCTTGGCAAGCCGACCGATCCGGCTGCTGCTCTGCGACGAGGTCGACCGCTATCCATTCAGCGCGGGGGCTGAGGGCGATCCGGTTAACCTTGCGAAGAAGCGGACGGTAACGTTCTGGAACCGCAAGATCGTGCTGGTCTCGACGCCGACCAACAAGGGCGCAAGCCGGATCGAAGCGGCGTTCGAGGAGAGCGACCAGCGTCGGTATTGGGTGCCGTGCCCGGCGTGTGGGGCGGAACAGTTGCTGACCTGGGGACAGGTGAAATGGGACAAGGATGAGAACGGCGACCATCGCCCCGAAACCGCGCGCTACCACTGCGCCGACTGCGACGCTGCCTGGAAGGATGAAACCCGCTGGGCGGCCATCTCCAAGGGCCGCTGGATCGCGGAGGTGCCATTCAACGGGACGGCGGGCTTCCATCTGAACGAGATCTATTCGCCTTGGGTGCGGCTTGAGGCCATGGCCAAGGCGTTTCTATCGGCGCGCGCCGGTGGGGACGAGACGATGAAGACCTTCGTCAACACCTCGCTCGGCGAGACCTGGATGGAAAGTGGCGAGGCCCCGGATTGGCAGCGGCTTCAGGGGCTGAAAGAGGATTGGCGCGCGGGCACAGTACCCGCGGGCGGGCTGTTTCTGACCGCAGGGGCCGACGTCCAGAAGGACCGGATCGAGGTTGATGTCTGGGCATGGGGCAAAGGCTTGCAAAGCTGGCTCATTGACCACATCGTCATCGACGGCGGTCCTGGCGATCCCGCCTGCTGGCAGAAACTGACTGACCTACTCGGCCGAACGTGGGCTCACGCCAGCGGCACGCCCATGACCATCTCGCGACTTGCGATCGACACGGGCTATGAGACGGCCGCCGTCTACGCCTGGGCGCGGCAGGTCGGGTTTGGACAGGTTGCACCGGTCAAAGGCCTCGAGGGGTTCAATCGGGCGAGCCCCGTGACGGGGCCAACATTTGTCGATGCGACAATCGCGGGCAAACGTTTGCGCCGCGGTGCACGGCTTTGGACCGTGGCAACATCGACTTTCAAGGCCGAGACCTATCGCTTCCTGCGGCTTGATCCGCCGGAGGTCAGCAGCCCGGCGGAGGGGGAGAAGTTCCCTCCCGGCTTTCTTCATCTGCCGGGCTGGGTCGATGCCGAATGGCTGAAGCAGCTGACGGCCGAGCAGCTGGTGACGGTCAAGAACAAGCGCGGCTTTGCCAAACTCGAATGGCAAAAACTGCGGGAACGCAACGAGGCGCTGGACTGCCGGGTTTACGCTCGCGCTGCCGCATGGATCCTCGGCGCGGATCGATGGTCAGATGCGCGGTGGGAGGAGTTGGCGGCGCAGTTTGTGGTCGCTGATGGCAAGGGTATGACCTCTGCCGCAGGCCCGCAATCTCTACGCAAGGCACAGGTCCGCCGCGTTGCGCGGTCAACATATATGGGATGAGTTTGAGCATGGCGGATCTGGCGACACTGAAACTTCGCCGGGAGGCTCTTACTTCGCAGCGCGCCTCGGGCGTGGCCCGCGTCACCTACGACGGTAAGACGGTGGACTATCGCTCCGTCGCGGAAATCGATCGTGCCATCGAGGCGCTTGACCGCGAGATTGCAGCGGCCGAGGGGCGGAAACTCATCCGCCAAGTTCGCATAACAGCGACCAAGGGTCTCTAACCGACATGGCATTGTTCGACATGTTCCGCCGCCCCAAGCCGGGCGGCCCTGACGCCATGCGCGCGCGTCTCGAAGGGGCTATGGCCAAGCGGCGTCTGCGGGGCTGGAACCCGCCCTTGGAAAACATCAATGCGCTGGTCGCCTCGGGTGGGCCGCGACTGCTGGCACGTTCGCGGGAACTGGTGGTGACGAATGGGTACGCAGCCAATGCCTGCGAGGCTTTTGCCGCCAATTTGGTGGGCGACGGCATCAAACCCTCGTCGCTGATCACGGATGCGGCGCTGCGCGACCAGGTCCAGAAGCTCTGGCTGGCCTGGACGGATGAGGCGGATGCCGATGGGCTGACCGACTTTTACGGCCTGCAGGCCATGGTCGCGCGCGAGATGTTTGTCGCGGGCGAGTGCTTCATTCGACTTCGGCCGAGGCGGGCGGAGGACGGTCTGCTGGTGCCGCTACAGTTGCAGCTTCTGCAATCCGAGATGCTGCCCTTCGAGAAGACGGAGACGGACCCGAACGGCAACCGCATTCGCTGCGGGATCGAATTCGACATGATTGGGCGTCGGGTGGCCTATCACTTCCGTAGGCGGCATCCGGGCGACAGTACCGACCAGCGGGTCGCCGTGCCTGAGACAGTGCGCGTGCCGGCGGCGGACGTGCTGCACATCTATCGTCCCATCGACGCTGGCCAGATCCGGGGCCTGCCACATGTGGCGCCAGCGATGGTGCGGCTCTTCCTGCTCGATCAATATGACGACGCTGAACTCGACCGCAAAAAGACCGCGGCGATGTTCGCGGGCTTCATCACCAAGACGGCACCCGAAGACCCGATGATGGGCGAAGGGGCACCTGATCTCGATGGTGCCGCCATTGCGAGCCTTGAGCCCGGCACTATGCAGGTGCTGCTGCCCGGCGAGGATGTGAAGTTCTCAAGCCCCGCTGATGTCGGCGGTGGATACGAGGCGTTCCAATACCGTACCCTCTTGGCGGTCTCCGCCTCGCTGGGGCTGCCCTATCACCTCGTCACCGGCGATGTCCGGCAGGCGAACTATTCGAGCTTGCGGGCCGAACTGGTCGAGTTCCGCCGCCGCATCGGGCAGTTGCAGCACGGGGTCATGGCACACCAGCTTTGCCGCCCAATCTGGCGGCGTTGGTTGGAAACGGCTGTGCTCTCGGGGGCTCTGGATGCAGATCCTGTCACGGCTCGGCCGGTTCAATGGATCCCGCCCCGGTGGGATTGGGTGGATCCGTTGAAGGACATTCAAGCGCAGGTGCTGGCAATGGAGGCGGGGCTCACCTCGCGGCGCAAGGTGGTCGAGGGCACGGGCTACGACATCGAAGAAGTCGACCGCGAGAACGCCGCGGATGCCAAGCGCGCATCTGATCTGGGACTGACCTATCGCGCCAGTCCCGGCGAGACGCAGGGGGCAAGGGCAACGCCCGTCCAAGAGCCCAATCCAAATTCTAATGACGGACCGTCCGACAATAACTCGGGCACCGACATTCAACAGGAGTGATCCCATGAAATCCTGGTACACGATCCGCGCCCGTGCATCGGGCACGGAAGTGCTGATCTATGACGAAATCGGCGCCTATGGTGTCAGCGCCAAGGGGTTCCTCGCGGAACTCGGCGCGCTACCCGACGATGCGGCGATTGATTTGCGCCTCAACAGCCCCGGCGGCTCGGTCTTTGATGCAGTCGCCATTTACAATGCGCTGAAGCGCCATGCGGGCGACATCACCGTTTGGATCGATGGCATCGCGGCCTCGGCGGCAAGCTACATCG